TCTGCAAAGGAAGTGATTTGATTTGCTCCAAGTAGAAGGAGAGCTTGTGAACAAATGCTTACGTCAGTATCACCTTCAGCCATATCCTCGCCTTTTAGTTTTTAGTCGCTATCTGTCATAGCCACTGTAGTGCCATCTGTAACATCAACAACACCGGATGCATTAGATGCAACCATAACAATACTCATTGTTGGTGTACCACTGTCATGTACAAAGATAACATCGCCTACAGACAAATCATCAGACATGTCGTTGAAATAACCGGCTGTGTTAACAGTAGCTATTGCATCGGCTGATGTATAAGTCCACATTTGAGGGGCTACTCCTTTTTTGGATTGACCACCTATTGGGTTCATACCAGTTCTACTAAATGCCATGATTAACTCTCCCTACAAGTTACATCAACAAGACCATTCGCATCTATTACGATTGCTCCGGCTGAATACATTGCTGTTACTAAGAAGGAAGTTTTCTCAGGAATGTAGTTGACCTCTGTCTTTGGTGCGATACCAACGGCACAACCGATAGCATCTCTATGGAATGCTAAACATGTTCTGTCATTAGACCCATCTTTTGGAAGTCCACCTTCATCACGATCACCAATCATGTGAATAGTGAAACCCATAAATGAGTTTACTTCACCTCTGACTAAAGCCTGGACTTGAGCAAAATCTGCTGATATCGCTCTTTCATCGCCAAGCAATGATGCTAGTGAGTTAGCATGGATAATCATGTGACGATCTGTAGGTGGTACTGACTTAGCATCCATTCCTTTTTTCGTTGCGATGATTTTTCCTACATTCAAATCTGAAGCACTGGCAGAACCTGAAGTCACCACAGTATTAGCCACTGTAGTACCGGCAGACCCAGCTATTAATGCATCAATAATGATTTGATCTTCTCTTCTACCTATTGCATTTCCAACTAACTTGGCAAGCTCTTGTCTTTCATCAAAGTTGATTTTTGCCTGATTAAAAATGTCTGAATACTCAGAAGCAACATAATCAGTAAGAGTTGCAGTTACACTTGAAAATGTACCATTTAATGGAACAACGTCAGTTGAAGGTGTTCTAACTGATGCTGAACCTTTAGCCAAGATCGGAAACTTTGCAGTGCTACCTTCCACTCCAGTTCTCATACGAGCAACATTTCTTAGAGTGGCAGATGCCTGATAAGCTTGATGAACCTCAGCTTCAAACAGCGTTACAAACGCTGGACTTAAAGTTGTAGCCATAAAGACTTCTCCATAGTTAAATTATTACATCGTTTTGGTTACCGGAAAATCCGACCTAAACTCTTTACTAAAGCATGATCGGCTGACGAGAGTTATCGATCTAATTAGACGATACACCAAGATATAGTAGTTTGTAAAGCCTAGAATACATATCTAGTATTTATACAGTAAATTTAACCATAAGCTTGCTCAAAAGCTCGCTCAACTTTCTTTCTGTAAACCGGATCAGATTGATATTTAGGATCAGCTACCATCGCCTGGAGTTCTGTTTTATCAGGCATATCACCAGGTAATGACACAGTTGGTATCTCTTGCTTGCCATTAATAAGACCTCTAAGTTTTTGCATCACTCTTTGACCTTCGGCAGTACCACCCAGCACTTCTAACTCCTGGTAATCGGTTTGAGTCAAGACACCATCTGCAACAAGTTTTTTACTCCAGTTAATATTAGACTGAATTATTTCAGTAGCATTAACACCAAGCTTTTCTTTTTCCTGAGAAATATTTATTTCTTCTTCTTGCTGTACACCACCAGTAATTTCTATGACCTTATTGATTAAACCGGTAACAGATTTATTAGATAGTTGTTTTTCTTTACCAAACTCCAAGACGGCCTGGATGACGGCATCATCAGGATCAACAGAAATTTCAGATAAATCATACTTATCAGGGGCTGTCTCGCCTAGTTTTTTCTCCAGGTGATTAATGCTCTTAGCCATGTTCTCAATGTTTGGACCATCTGTTTCATCCCAAAACTTTTCCGGAAACCAGTCAGGCCTTTCATAGACTTCGCCTTCTCCAACTTCTGCTTCTTCTCCAGCTTCTTCATTTTGGATGTGAGAGATTCCTTCTTCTTCATTGGCTACCTCGCTTTCTATATTCCCAGCTTCTTCGGCCATTAGACCTGAAGATTGTTGTTCTTCCTGGGCTATGTCTTTTTCATCATTCATTACTGCATCTCCTCATACGTTGAATAATTTCTCTTACAATCGAGTTTTGCCCCTCTCTAGAATATCCATAAGAAGGTTCAGTTCCTGGTGTCCAGGCTGGTTGATCAATAGTAATAGATCGTAAATGATCTAAAACCTTTTGACCTTCTTCTGATGTAAATACTCTCATGTAAGCTTTATCGATCTCACTAGGCTCATTTTTAAAAACCATTTGTGGATCATCAATGCCTTCCCAGCCACTATTGCTGTTCAGGTATCTGATCTTCTGTGCCTGGTCCTGGTCCATCCATCATTCCTTGTTGTTGTGCTATTTGCTGGGCTTGTTGTAACAATGCTTGTCTTTCTTCCGGTGTCGTTCTTAAAGTTGCCGGTATGCCAAGATTGTCAGCTATAAAATCCATAGCCTTTTCCTGATTCATAAATAACTGACCTTGTGGTCCAAGGCCTTGCAGTATCTGCATATAATTTAAAACTTCTTGAACTTTCTCCATATTCTGAGCCATAGCAAGAGGAGCAGTCGGACTAATCTTGACTTGCAAACCATTGACCTTCAACGGCAGTTCTATCATACCAAGCTCATTCATAAGTTCTAGTGTACGTCTTACAATCGGATACATAGTCTCAGATATTAATCTGCCAAAGGCTGATCCTAAATTTTGAGATAACTGCTTCATTCTTTCTTGTATCTCGGTAGCTGACCTGGCAGACATATTATCCGGTGGCAGACTTTCATCCAGCATGATTGTCTTGATAGATGATATAAGATCATTGCTGGTAAACTGGGTAAGCTGAACGTCACCTGATCTCGGTAGGGGCTTGAGAGATTCACCTTGTGGACCACCATTCCTAGCCACTGGTATGATAGCTCCTGGAACTATACGAACAGTATTTGGATTTAAAACACCATCATCACTAGCTGTAAAGACACCACCAATAGATAAACTCGCATTCTTCAGGGCAAGTTGTTTGGTAACATTTAATGATTTAATATCAGGCAAGGCCAGCAATACCGGACCTCTTCCATATCTTTCACCGGCTGTCTTGCTGTATCTTGAAATAACCCAGGGAAAACTTTTAAGTTCTCGATAAACTAATTCATCTTCACCATTATCAGATATGATTTGATAGTGAATGTTGCCGGTTGTTTTATCAAAGTATGTACCTTCAATCAATTCAACCATTTCAGTTGGGTCTTCTCTATATCGACTGACCATAGAAGGTGGTATTTTTATATCAGGAAACTCCTGGTCCAAAACCTCAAAAGGTCTTTTCATACGTCTATAAACTCTTTCGACACTGCCGTTAGGACCTTCATCAAAAGAAATCAAAAAGGTTGGAATACAGCTATATCGTATTGGCTCTACATCATTACCAGGTTGAATCAGTAAGACAGCCGTTCCAATAGCAAGTTCTTGTAGAAACTCACCAATAGCCAGGTCAAACTTTGATTGTCTCATAACTGAGAACATTTGCTCAGAATATTTATCCAGTATTTGCTGGACTTCTATTGATCTTTCTTCAGGTATTTGATCACCTGGTTGCAACCGACACCAAGATTGCTGGGGAGGAAATAGACCGGATTGTATTCTATTAGCAAACTTCTGTGTCGATTGCATGGCAGTGGAGTCAAAGACCTTGGACATCTTATCTTGCCCTGGCACATTGCCTTCATAATATCCATCATATAAATTTCTATCCGGTAGGGCATATCGGTAGGCATCTTCGTATATTGATCGCCAGTGAGCTTTTTGACGTTCAGCATTTTCATATCTTTTTTTGAGGTCTTTTGGATTTAATTTTGTCATGTCTTTTTATGCCTATTTGCAAAGTTTCTAGCACTTTCTTTACTTCTAAAACCCCACGCTTTAAGAGCTAACGCTAATCTAGTTGGCCTTCCTTTTTCATCCTTCTCCGGTCCTTTCATCCCACCAAACCTGGAAGCAAAAGATACTCGTCTGCCATCTGTTCCGGTTTTCTGTGGTCTCTTGAGATTTGATCCTTCAGTTTTTTTAAAATGTTTTCTACCAGCTTCATTCAATCCACCTTCAGGGTTCTGAAATTTTTTAGCTACCATCGGATCGGCCTTTACATGCCGGACACTCAAACTTTACTTCATCATCCTCTTCTATCTTGGCCATAGCAATTTTGCAGATAGGGCAGATAGGCAACCCTTTTTCAAACTTTTTAGGATTACGAGGATACGATCTCATGCTCTTGGATTTCTACCTGGCCCTAATGTTCTTTTAGGTGCTTCAACACCAGTTGCATCGCCTGACATAAGCATCTTGTTACGCTTACTTCTAGAGATTTGCCTGGAAGCTATCTTTCTTTTTTCTTCAGTTTCTCGCCTTTCGGCTCTTTCTTCTCTTTGCTCTTGCTCTTCAATCTCTTCAGCACTTGGACCTGGAGGAGGTTTTGATCCTCCGAATAAACCACCCATTAAAACAATCTCCCATAAACATAATAGTCTTTGATATCAGGGCCATATCTTTTTAATAAACCCTCACGATCAAAGTAACACATCTCCATCCACTTAACGGCTCGGTAATTTGACGAACAAACATAGGTTTGAAGCCTATGAAGCTCTAATTTCTTTGTTGTATACTCAAAAAACCTTAAAGCACCTTTATGAAAAATCATTTTACTTTCTTCGAGATCATGTGTTGGAAGCATCCAGGCTTCAGCTACTCCCTTCCATAGAGGATACAATCCCCATATAACGATCACCTTGGCATTTCTAATAGCTGTAAATGATAAACCCTCGACACCATAATCTTCAATATGTGGCCTTCCATATCCTTCTAAGACTTCTTTTTCAAATGATCTAAAGTTAGCCATATGGATATGTCTTTGATGAAAGGGTACTATCCTATGTTTCATACCATCGACACCCATGACATCCATTATTTCTTCTGATGTAAACATAAATCACCTCATGCAAATACGTTAAAATCTGTTTGGGCTACTATGGGCTGGGTAAAAGTTCTTGTTCCTCTAGTCATTCGTCTCATCTCGCCACCACCGAGCAGACAATAGCCAACACTATCACCGACATGTGAATGCTCATTTTTATTGGGCTTATCTTTGAATCTTTCCTGGCCAGCCCCTACAGCTACCCTGGTAAAATGATAACCACCGGATAAAGACTTTCTTAGTCTTAAACATTTTCTATTAACCAAGAACCCAGGTTTGCCTTGTATCAATCTATTCATGGGCATGGCCACAGCTTCTCGTCTAACCTTAAAATCATTAGTGGCAGTCGGCCTGGCTAATATCCCATTGGTTTTTAAAAACTCAAAAGATGTCTGCTCATAGATACCTTCTCTAGATGCACCAGCCGGATCACCCCAAACCATAAATTCATTTTTAGGAAACCTGATAGCCATTTCTGATTTTAGAATATTTACAAATCTATCCAGGCCCATATCAAAGGTGACAACTTCATGTAAGACATGCCATGCACCATTCGGCATTTTCTGAGCAAAGACTGCCGAGGGTGTCAATCCAAAGTCTAATCCAACTTGTACTGGTATATTCTCATCAACCTCTAGATCAGCCGACATTGTACTATCATCATATTCAGGCCATACTGGTCTGCCTTCTTGAACGTAAGTATACTTGCCTTCAGCATAACATCTTACCCAATCTAGATTCTTACCACCTAGCAACTGATCATAATATCCATTCGGCAGATTATGTAAGTTCTCAGCTTTAGGATTAGTTTTAAACCATTTACCACCAGCCGATATATATCCCTGGGCTTCAGGTATTTCTTTTGGAACATCTTTCAATGGTACTTCAAATACTCCCCCTGGTTGCCGGTAAAAGTTCCAGGCAAACTTACCTTTAGGCCTTTCTTTTTCAGCCACCTTATACAGCCAGTGATCATCATCACATGGGTTGCTATCCATCCATATACCTCGCCAGGTACACCCACCATCGGCCATAGAAGGATATCTTCCTACCCTATGAGACAAACCATCAATAACAGCTTTTGGAAGCTCTCGTGCTTCATTGACGAATGCCCCAGTGAGTTCAAGACTTAACAATTTTCTAGTGTCCTTGGGTTGATCTAATGCAAGAAATATAACTTCACAATCTATACCGGATGCATTCCCCCTGGCCGGCAGTTTCAAATGATGTTTGATCGGTGGTGACCAGTGAAGCCCACCCCAAATATTCTCAGGGAATAATTCTAACCAGGTTTTTATCGTAGTGGTTTTGAGCATAGGATAGCTGTTTCTAACAACAACAAATCTTGAATATCTAATACCATCCCTGGGAGAAGGTTTTTGCTGTACAGCCCTTTTAAACACTTCAGCACAACTAGCATACGACTTGCCTGATCCCACTGGACCAATTAATCCTCGAACAAAACTATCATCCTTTAAGAACTTCCAAACAGTCGGTGAGGTACTAAAATCTAAATTTAATTTATCAGGTTTTTCCATCTGTCGGTCCTACCATGTTAACTTCTATTACACTCGGCTTCTCACTTTCATGTTCCTTATCCAAAATACCAGCACTCTTAGCCAGCATTTGCAGAACCCTTACTTTATCAATCATTTCGATTTCGACCTCGTAATTGTCACCCACTGGTTTCGCTTTAATCTTCTTAATGGATTGAAGTGCATGTTCCGGGATTTCATCCATATTCTTAATAGTAACCTTGCCTTGATCATCCCAATCCACAACATCAGTAACCTTCGCCTGACTAATCGATAGTAGAGCTTCTGCAAGCTTCTCCCTATTTTCAAATATAACATCTGATCCTCTTAACTTTTTCTTGATATCTCTTACGCCACCAAGACTATTCATCTTGGGAACAACTCTACTTTTAGAAGGCAATATCAGTCTCCAGGGTTGCATCACTGCTATCAAAACCATTAGCCTGGTCTACAGCCTTATAATCTTTTGGAAATATCTTTACCCATACTTCGCCTTCTTTATCAGGTATAGGATAACAATCTAATTTCATAGAACTCGGAACACCCATCTTGGTAAACAGCTTGCCTATCTTGATCCACTGGGTTTTCTCATTGCCTTCCTTGTCGGTGTAATTCTTAGCTTGAACTAAATCTAATGTTTCTTTATCCATGTAAAACTCCTTTATGAAAAAATGGAAAATATTTTTGTGAGACCCCCACGCTATAGCTGTAGGCCTGGGAGGGGGTAGGGTCGCTTTTGTTGTGCGACATATATTTGTTTGCATATGTGTACATAATTTAGATGACCATCTAGTTCTTGTACATTAAGTGTATCGTGTATTCATTTTATTTACTAGGCCCTTTATTATCTGCTTGGTATCCTGAGGTTT